GGTTGTTGTGTCTCTTCAGACATCGTTATCTCCTTTTGGACTTGCGCCCCGTCACTATTAGTGAAAGTTTTTTTGAAATCTTCGTACTCATCTATTGAGTCAAAGGACTTCGCCAGTGAAAAAGTAGCTGATTGATTACATGGTACAGATACTACCGATACCTCCAATAGCTCAGCGTCCTTTATTCTTAATCCGTCGGTTTCCTCTAAGTAATCAGCATCCTTGACTCGGAAACCAACAGAAAAGGCTCCAAGGACACCGTCTTTAACTAAATCAACTACGTCTTTTGCTGCTTTGCTAATTTTAGCATCCAGCTCTAATCCATTATCAGAAGCTTTCAATCCAGTTGCTCTTCCAATGGGTCTATTGTAGTCATGATTGAAAAGAATTATGGGATTCTTTTCAAAATTTTTCAATCCACCTTTAGTCCATGCATCAACTGCAATTGAATCGCCCGCGCGATCAAAATCAGATGTGCTTGCCATACCACGAATCATAACACTACCATCATCTTCGGTATGAGACTTAAAAGTAGAGGTAAGATTAAATATTTTTTCCATCATCCCCCTCTTCTTCCGCATCTGCGGTCTTTGCCTGTAATTCTTCTAATGGAGTCGGTGCCTCCACTTTAGGCTTTTCTTCAGTTAATCCTCTCATAAGATCAGGACAAAACGATTTTGTAAACTTTATCATAATTGACCAAGACCCAAATATTTTCCTAACTGTTGACATTTTTATTAGTTGAGGTCTATTTGAATCTTCACTGAATTCTTTTGGATCTACAATCCATCCTGCTTCTGCAAAATACATGGCCATTGTAGTTGCCAGTTGTTTCTTTTGTTTTGATGAACCTGCCATTACTTATCTTGCTCCTCTGCTAACTTTGCTAGTTGTTTTGCAAACTCTGGTAGTTCTGGTATTAATGTAAGATAAACTTGTTTACAAAACTTTCTTTTTTGCTCTCTAGTAAAATTTGGTGTATCATTAATTTCTTCCTCAAATATTATACCTTTTTGAACAGGAGTTTCATCATAAGGGAAATTTTCGTTTAATTGCGCAACACATTTTGTTTCTATATTATTCCACATCTTCTTCTTCCTCGACGGGTCTACCGCCTTCATCTGGGTTTACTGCACTTCCGGCTATATTTGCGGGGACTCGTACATCATCTTGTCCATTTACTGGCTCAAAACCAAGCTGCTCTCTAGCTTCGTTTGGAGATATAATTCCTCCATTTACTAGTGCAGTGTAATATTGTGACTGATCTCTTAACTCCGGTTGCAAAGCTGGTATATCAGTTACATTTTCTTTTATAGTAAAACCAAAAAATCTTTCAAATGCAAAATTAATTTTTCGTACTATAGGTAGTATCGTCTCAAGATAGTATAGTCGCATATTTGGGCGAATGTTAGCGTTGTTACCAGAGTCCAACATAATTGGAGGCACTCCGAGCGCCTTTAATATAATCTTTTCATTCTCTGCAATCGCACTTTGAAAATCTAATTCTTTAAAATTTACATTTGTCAAATTATCTACTTCTATACCACCATCCAAAATTAGAGGTCTTCTACCGCCTGCATCAGGCTTATAACGAGCGCCCCAAGATTGTATCATTCTTTCTTTAATCTTTTCAGATAAAGTATTAGGACTTTTTAAAACTAGCCCAGGTACTGCCCCGTTCTTAAAGAAATTATCTTGAAATTTTCTCATTGACGCCATAAGTTGCATTGTTCTCAATGCGGGGCTTAAACGAGGCACCCCTCTATAAATAGAATAGAAGGAGTTTTCTTTGATATGGATTATTTCATTCGGGGAGTATTCAACATTCTTATCAAAAGTGTATTTTTCAACATAAGTAGATTCACTGGCATGAATTGCCATCTTACTTGAAGGTAGGTGATATAAATGTACACCATCAAAATAAATAAAAATATTACCATCTAATATATAATCTGTAATTAAGTTGCGTTTAAAAGTATTAATGTCTTGAAAAAGGTTAGGCTCATAGTTAAGTAGCGTATCTACTTTTGCCCTTTTAATACCTTTTATAACGCCGTTTAATTTTGCTGAGCCACTAACTATTGCAGGAATTTCTGCAGCATCATCAACAATCATATTTACTGCACGATTAACAATCTCTAATTCTTCATATTGTCTTTCATAGCTGGTAGTAGGTTCTCTAGTACTTTCTGAGGTTCCACCAAGAAGATGCTGAGAAGTATTTAGTTTTTCTTCAACGTCTTCCTTACGAAAGAATCTGTCATACCATGCCATGTTTATCTCTTTGAATCTGTACCCAGCGCATTTGTTTCTTTGCTGTTGTTAATGCGGGGTTGCGGCCATATACTTTATGCAATTGTTTGTGGTGTCCGTAGCACAAAGTGACAGTGTGCTCATATAGTTCTGCCCAATGTTCTTCTATAAAATCATCCCGAATTGAAAGAATATATTTAGGATCGTGCCCTGTATTTTTTATCCAGTTATGGATAAGAGGTGCTAAGCTGTAGTAATGGTGAAAATCTAATTTTACTTCAGCACCACATATATAGCATTCCGAGCCCTTTTCGTACTTATTCTTCGCTCTATCTCGGATATATTTTACTATATCTCGTTTTAATTCGGCCATTGGGTTTTAAAACTTCTATTTTCAATACCAGAATTATATCGAGTTTGAGATACTATGTCAAACATTATTTTTCAGAGGTCTCCTAAAAACTTGTTGCAGACGTTTCAAATGAATACAGTGCGTATCTAAGTGCATCGGACATATGTGAGGCACGATTATGTTTTGGTTTTTCACGAGCTAGGTTTGGATTTGCATCCCACTGATACTGATCTAACGCTGCTAATGTTTCTGCGCAGGTTTGTTCTACTAGTAAATTATCATTATCTACTATTCCTGCTACATGTGCTATTCCATCAAGCACACTTTTCTTAGCATTAATAGTAGAAATATCATAGTTTTGGGCGAAATCAAAACGAGTTTGCTGAGCTGCTGAATCAATATAAATATAATCTATGTTCCATTTTGAGATCATACTCTGTATTTGTTTTGCATGCTGTTCAGTAGTTTTTTCCGCATCTAAGTACTCATCTACTAAGTAGAACTTTTCTTCGTCCCAATCATAACCTAATACGCAGAAAGCTGTAGGATCTCGATAACCTACGTCAAGACCTGCAAACATATCCATCTTAGAAGTATCTAATTCACTAAAGTTAGAAATACACTCCTCGTGATTAAAGTTCCAGATCTGACCTTCATAAGTATTAAAGTCAGCTTCATATTCTTGTCTAAATTCGGAGTCGGACATAGATTTTCGAGCTTCCGCAATATCGTTTTCAGACATTCGCGGATTATCTTTATAAGTAGCTCGAATAGATGCCCATTCCTCAAACTCATTTGAAAATCCTCTGTAGAAAAACTCGGAGAACCAGTTGTTCTTTCCTCTGGGTGTACTTATGAAGATGGCTTTTGAGTTATCTTTATCAAGCGTGGGGCGAAGGGCAACATTGAAGGCGTCTCTTCCATCAGCCAAAGCGGCCTCATCAAAGATGATAAGGTCGTAACTCCGACCAACACAACTATCAACTTGATTAACAGAGCCCATACGTATTGTTGAGCCATTGGTGAGTTCAATAACTTTGTCTTTTGCATTATCTTTTGAAACCTCTAAATCGAAATGCTTGATCAGATTTCTTTGAAGATCAAAAGAAATCTGAGACAAGGCATAGTTGGGGGACATTATAAGTATGTTAGAATTGGGCACTAGAGAAACTAGTTGCCCAATTATGTTTGCGATATAGGTTTTACCCTGTCTCCTTGAAACTGCCGCACATACAAAACGGTATTTCGGATTATTTATCGCGTTTATGATAGCCTTTTGCGATGCAAGAGGCTCTACGCCGAGTAGCTCCAAATACGGGTCTACTGGTAATTTAAGAAACCTTGCCTCAGATTGTAAATCTAAAATTTTTTCGGACGTTACATCTCTCCGACTTACTTCTATTGCCATTTTCTACCTCTTAATGGTCTGTTTTTCCTTTACTGGTTCCAGCATATAAACCAAACCAAGCAGCACCGGCACCTACAATTATTGAAATAAGTCCAGACTGTTCTAAGCTAGGTTCGGGTAATGCCATGAACCACATTGTACTGTAATAAAGTAAGAAAATATATACACTTAAAAATACTCGTGGGAATATTCTCCATGCGTCTACGGCTTGTGCCATAAATATAAACTTTTGCCAAGGATTGTTATTCGCAACATCTTCTAGTTCTCGAATACGATCCTTTAGTGCAGACTTTTCTTGGAGAAGCTCCATAAATTTATTAAGATCTAACTCAACCTCATTACGGCTCATATCTCCTGAGAATCTACTATCAAACTCACTCATACTTTCATATCTCCTTCCATATAGCAATTACGTCTATACTTCTTATTCATGGCTTGCTCGGCCCAATCTAATTCTTGAATTAACCGAGTGTACCACTGCTTATCGTAGTCTTTAGAAGCTTTGTCACGATCTTCTGCAAGTTGCTCCTTTCTCATTACGATGTAGTTTACCATTTTACTTTGTTTGCCCAATATGCTGCACTCATTTTACCTTTTGCAATATTTTTTGCGTGTCTCGCTTTAAAAGACTTTCTCTTCGCTTTCATTCTTGCAGACTCGCCTGCTTTTGGTTTACCAGCAGTTTTAGCACCTTGCTGCCCAAAACGAATAGTCTTAATTTTAGTACCAACCTTGGCTACTACAATGTGAGACTTCTTTGGGTGACTCGGAGTTCGCTTGGGCTTGTTAAAACCTTTAACGCCTGCTCTTTTTAGTCTTGGATCTCTTTTTCTTGCCATTTGATTTTCCCAAAGCTATTCGTTGTTTGATTAACGATCTTGGGACAGTTTTGCCCGCTTTATATAAAGCAGCTATTCTTTTTATGACCGCTGCAAGTTGAGTTCTCTTTGAGCCCTTTGTCCCAGATAAGTACTTCTTTGGAACTTTGCTCTTTTTATCTTTTGGTACGCTTTTTCGTTTTCTTCGCACGAGATTTTCTCTTAATATCGTTGTCTTGTGAGTGGCCGCCTCTCATAAATGAGTTTACACGCCCAAATGCCCACTGTGACATTGATACTCCAGGTCTAGATCCGGAACTGAGAAAAGCTCCTTGCCCTCGTCTATAGACTCTTGCTAACTGCCCATAAGTGTAGCGCTTACTCTTTGAAGCTTTTCTTTTTAAAGTTGCTTTTACACTTGCACTTAAAGGCTTTGCTTTACGCTTAGTACCCGCGCCTTTTCTTTTTACGCTTTTTCTTTTTCGTACTGCCATGCGTTGCTCCTTTCATCAAACTGCCATTCGGCATGTAGTGATATCCTTTGGGAGCTTTCTTTCGAGTCTTCCTCTTTTTCTTTTTACCGTAACCTCTTCCTTTTGGCATTTAGAACTCCTATTTTATAACTAGGAAATATACTGCGCTCCATAGTGCGCCTAGTCCAATTACACCTGTCAGTACTACAGCAGCTATTTCCTGGTTCCTGCGAAGTTGTTTAGCAGCTTCTCTAGCTGCTTCTTGTCGCTCTTTCCTTATTTTACCTCGTAAGGCAATAAGTTCATTCCAAGCTTCTGCACCTAGAGTATAAACAATAAATTGGTGCAGTTCCTTTTCAATTTCATCTGCTTTTCGTTTATCAGCAAATGTTTTTAATGCTTCTTCCTCAACAGAAATAAACGCGTTTTGATTTGCTTTCGTTCGTTTATTTACATGGGAAGCCCGGGCAGTATCTAGCCCACTCCATAATTTTCCTAAATCTCCAGCCATGTCCTGTAATTCACGACCAGCTTTAATACCTGTTTTAACAGCAGTAAATGCCGTCAAAGCAACGGTTATCGGCTCCACAATTTGTCTCCGTTCTCGGGGAACGTGTTACTTATCTAGTAACGTGAGTATTATTCCTGCTAAAAAGATAACTACTGTTCCTGTCGCTCCCAACAACATGAACTGTAATCTATCAATTTTTCCTTCTAGCTCCTCCATTCTATGAAAAATAGTTTTCCAGCGTTCTTCGCAAGTTGCTTCATGTGCTACTAAACGACTGTGTATATCATTGTAATCAATGTGCCCCATTTAGAAGTTTGTCCATTAACTTGCCGTAATTACCTTGCCCAAATGGAACGCCTTCATTAATCTGAACATTAGTTTGATTTTTGATACTAGACGCGGATGCTTTTTCTAGCTCTGCCTGAGCTTTTATTTCATCCATTCTCATTTTGTGTGCCATCTGCAATAGGTCAGCCAAGTCTTTGCTGGAATACACACCACTTTCTTGTGCTTCTTCGAGCTTTGATTGTATCATCTCATCTAGGAGAGACGCAATGTTATTTTTATTCCTATACCCCATATCCAAATAAACTGTGTCAATATATTTCTTTACTTCACGTTTATTTAGTATATCTACTACCTTTTTCTCCTCGACCTGTAGTTGGTCGCAAACTCCCCGAATGTTTCCGAATTGTAGATAAGAGTTCGCTACTTCCAGTCCTTCTGGAGAAATTGTTGTTACTTCTTTAGCCATGAGAGAATTATAACCTCAAAAGAGTTGAATGTCAAGAAATTTTTTTCTATGATGGTTGCGTAGGCCAAGCAAACCCATCTGGTGTGTCAAAGTCATCTTTTAAATTACTTGTAGTGTCACGAAGAGCTTGTCTGTATGTTGACCACTCTGTTTTCTTATCGCTAGACAAGGGAGAGTCTGGACCTTGAGTCCAATCACACATTCCTAGCTTTTGATTTCTTTCTTCTCTAAATTCAGCCATTAATTGTGTTGTATCTAATTCCCACCTTTTATTAGAACTCCACTTGTAGTAGCGAGTCGGCTGTTTTAATCGTGTTTTAAACGCACCATCGTCCACATCAAAATAACTTTCATTCATTAATTTGACATGATCTGAATCATGCTCTACTGGAAGAGTTAGTAAATTATTATAAAAACCACCTTCACTATAACTTGAAGTATCGTTTACACTCATTATGTATTCTATATTTCCTGTGTCTTTATCACAGAATGCCCAGTCATATACTGTTGTCATTTAAGTTCCCCTTAATTTTACTATCATGAATGCGGTTACGCCTTCAATACTACTTGTAGTTACTGTCCCAGTACTCCAAGTAAACATTTTTTGTACCTCTATAGAAGTACAAGTTGATCCTGAATAATTAAATTTATATCCCATATATATTGTTCCTACAAAACTAAATACATTGTATGACTTGTAAATACTTCCTGGTACAAGTACATAATGTTGTGATGTAGAATTTATGGTAAATACCATACTTGTATTAGAACCTAAGTCAGAGTATTTTCCAACTGCTATTATTTCGAAGGCATCCGCGGTTTGACTACTAAAGTTAAGCCCTGTACCATTTGTAGGATCGAATACATTTATACCATATCCACTACCATATCCAGGAATACTACTTGTGGAAGTTGCTACTCCTTCAAACCAAGGCTTAGCCGAAGCGTTACTAGAGTAGATACTACGAGAGCCTGTACCAGAATATTGATTTTCAGCTACTGTACCACCTGGAGAAGGAACATTCATAAAAAATAAATTACCTCCCTGTCCTGACGGGTAATTTACTGAGTTTCCACTCACAGTACCAGTAGAGCCTTTAACAATAGTAGCTAAATCTTCTCTTGAATCGAGAATAACTCTACTGTCTGCGTTTAATACTTTTATACCAAAAGCCATTATGAATCCGTGTCCCCGCTTTTAACAACAAAATAATTATAAAAAGCTGCTGATGTTCCTGTGTTAGTTACTGTAAACTTATTAGCCGCAGGATACTGAATAGTAAAATTATGACCACCATAAAAAGAACTTGTACCACCCTCTCCAGGAATTACCATAATTTGCCAATTTGAGTTACTTTCTAAGCCTGTCACCGTAACTTGAGCAGATGTTGCTCCTGCTGCAATAGTTCCAGACGCAGGCAATCGTGTAGAGCCTACTATAAACCTGCCCATTCTTGAATCAGAATCATAGATAAGAACATTACTAGTATTTCTTATTTGCATACCATATTCACCAGTACTGCTTCCTGCTGAACCAGAGGTAGTACCAGTGCGAGTAACTGTATAAGATTGACTTGTATCATGATCATCAGCAGGAATACTCATTTGAGGGGCTTGTGTTGTTAAATGATGAGTAACGCTATTACCAACATTTGGTATATCTCCAGCACCTAGTGTTATACTTATACTTACTGAGGTTCCTGAAGCAACCGTAGTATTTAAAATACTTCCAGTTATACTATTGTTTCTAATATAATAAGTATGCCCTACAAATGTGTTGGGAATAGTATAAGAGAATGTATTACTAGTAGATACACTTTGATTGTTAACTGTAAGTCTATCAAAACTTGCTATAGTACGAGTATACGATTTGTTTGTATAAGCTGCATTTGTACCACTGCTGTCATCAGCTCTCCATAGATAATATGTTACGGTGCTTGTATTAGCTTCAGTTACTGTTCCAACACTTTGATCTCTTACTACTTTAGTTCCACTACCTGAGCTAAACTGAGTATACCCTTGTTGTGTACCTCCCACTCCGCTTACAAAGTATGCGTCCCCATTAGTATTACTAACCTGATAATATTTATTTGTAGCTAATCCTGTAAAACTAACTGAGTGTTCTGCTCCAGTACCTGTATAGATATCATAATAATTTCCAGTTGCGTCACTTACTGCTTCATTAAATGATGCGGCTCTTGTAACGTCAAAAAAAGAATTTGTATAAGTCCATGAAGGTGGCCATCCTTGTCCGCCAGCTCCACCAGAGGCACTGGTTCTGGAAGCCCAGATATAGTACCGAGTTGTGGCACCTGCGGGAGTATTGGCTGGATTTGTGTTCCAAAAAGTTGTTCCTCCCACATCAGTTTGTATGAACTTTGTAACACTTAAACCTGAACCAGTAGGATATTCTATTGTATGATAGTACGGGGTGGAAGAAGTTGTAGTTCCGTTAGTTACTATGTAATTATTAAAACTTCCGGTAATACCGCTCATAGCGCCTGATATCCATTCACCATCATTAGCACCATCATTAAAATTTGCTGGAGGAGTAATACTCGTATCTGGTGCTAAGTAAGGAACTGTTGTTGCGGCTGAAGAAATATATCCGCCAGTATAACTTGTATTTGCGGCATGAAAAAAGTAAGTAGTTCCTCTACTAACCGCGATAGTTTGCCCTGGCGTAAATGCGGGTGCTGCTCCTGATCCAGTCCACGCGCGAGAGGCAGAGCTGCAGTACTGACCATATCCCGAAGTTGCAACAACTGTTGCATATGCAGTACTCGAAAAGGTATTATCAATGGATACACTTACACTTCCTGATAATTGTGTAGTTTGGCAAACTTGAGGAGATTGAATATTTAATTGAATTTTTCCCCTATAATTGGTAACGTTGTCCCAATAGGGTGAACCCTGCGATCCAAAAAAGTATAAAAATTGTGTGCTTCCTCCCGACCCCGCTACTGAGTATGTAAAAGTCGCGGGAGTACTTACAGCAGTTCCTAAATTTGGTGCACCTCCTGTTTCTGTTGCAGTATCATAATTCCCGGTATCTGCAACGTTAACAGTAACTGTGGTGCCCGGGGTAACGTTGGCACTACCTAATAAAGGATAAGAGCCAAGAGGACTTCCTAGTGCTAAAGTAATATCAAATGTCGCCATGAAAAGATTATACTAAATTAGAGTTCAAAAGTCAAGAAATTTTTTTAAAGGTGTTTTGAAAAATCCCAAAGTAGTACGTGTTGGGGAGCCCGCGCGCGCTAAATGAGAATGAGTCTCATTACCGCCCCCCTTTGGTAATATTACCAAACTTTATTTGCGTTAGGGGTTGACAAGGCGCGCGCTCGATGCTATAATGTGCGTTATGTTAATGGGATTCTCAATATTTATTTTCGTATGCGTGGTGGCGGTACTCTGCGCGCTCGGATATGCGCTCAGAATTTTGGTAATATTACCAAATAAAAATGTTGACCGTAGCGATAAATTTTGAGACAATAGCACTATTGATTCGATGGGCGAATCAATTTAACGGAGGACATTATATGTCTAAATACACACCAACCATGATCGAGAAGATGAGCACGGCTCAACCTCTCAACCTCTCAAAAGCGCAAGCTTTTGCTTCAGAGTTTGGCGTAAGCCATCGCTCTGTCATTGCCAAGGCTCTTAGCCTTGGTTTAACTTATGAGAAGAAGGCTGTTTCTTCTTCTTCCTCTGATCGGCCTACAAAGGCTGATCTTGTTCGAGAAATCGAGCAATCACTTCAAGGTGAAAGCCTTGACGGTTTACAGGGTGCGTCTATGCGCTCTCTGCAATCCCTCTTAATGAGCATCGGTTGATGCTCATTTCTCTCACTTCTTGGATCGGTGCGGCTTGCATGATAGCCGCACCTCCTATCATCGACACCGACCTTGGCAAGATCCTAGCAATATCTGGATTGGTATTATTAACATTGCAAGCCATAGATAAATCGTGCTATAATCTGGTCTTGTTAAACATTTTAGGAATTGGAGGATATGCCTATGCTTTATATATTTGACCTTGACGGAACGGTGATTGACTCAAGCCACCGACAGAACACGCGACCTGATGGGTCGCTAGATCTGGCGCACTGGGTAGAGAATAACACGGTTGAGAAAATCCTTGCTGATTCGCTTCTACCATTAGCGGAAAAAATGCGCGGAGTTAATCGAGAGATTGACAAGATAGCGGTAATTACTGCCAGAGTTATGCAAGATGCAGACCTCGCATTTCTCAAGCGCAACGGATTAAAATTTAATTTTCTTTTCTCTCGCGCTGAGGGCAATACTTCGCCAGATGACATATTGAAGCAGAGAGCAATATTTCGCTTGGCGGCTAAGATGAATAAGAGCATCGCATGGATGCGAAAAAATGCGATTTTCTTCGACGATAACCTTGAGGTATTAAGCATGGTGCGCTATAATGGCATCAGAACAATCAACGCAACATTAGCAAACGAGAGGCTAACAGCATGAAAAAACTAACTTCACTTTCAACACCAGCAACCCGCATTGGCGATCCTTGGGCAGATACCGGAGCTAACTATCTCTGGCGTTGCTACAATCTGGGAGCGGTTGTTCCTGTATTTCGCAACATGACCATAATCAAGGATGGGTTTGCCAAGCTGGTTAGGTCGGGCGATAAGGATGGCGTTCAATCGCGCATCATTGAGACACTGAAAGAAATGGAAATTTCTTTTAACATTGAACGCGGTACTTTAGAAGGTCAATTATTAGCTTGCACATTTGGCACATATGATTCGACTTTATCTAGCGAGCAATATTTTCACAAAGGAAATAAGGACTATAGACTTGCCGGATTATTTCGTGATTTAAAGGTTACAAAAAATCCTGCGGGCGGTCACAGCGAATTTTTTAACATGCCAGAGAAAATGGCATTGGCAAAATTTGCAAGCGCACAGCGTGAGAACTGCAAGGCGATAGGAATGCAGACGGTAAACTGGAAACGGGCAAGCGGCATATATGGTTGCCCAGAGCCACAGGACAATCCAAAGGAAAGGGGGTACGCATGACAGAGAAACAAGAAGCGGAGTTGATAAGACTCCGCTACAACATGGAAATAATCCGCACGATTTGCCCAATTTTAATGCTGGTCGGACAGATTTTTCTCATCGTAAAACTCTATTAAAAACAATAACTTAGCGCGCCTTGATTTTTACAGAATTTCGGCGCGGGGGCGCCAGTAGTAGTGCGACGATGACCGTATTTGGTGTACCGCGCGCCATTATACGTGAGAAAGCGATCATTGTCAAGTCTTTTTTGCGGGTGTGGAGCAAATTTTTTTAATTTTGGCAAGTCTTGCGCCAAAGTAGTAGTGCAACGACGATTTTAAGTGGGCCCTGCGCCATTGTACCTGACCGAGCGGGTTTTGTCAAGCTTTTTTTGTGGCAATACTGCAAAAAGTTCGGAAAATTGGGAAGTCCTCGGCACGGGTGCGAAAATTCGGGAAAATTTGGGCAAAACCCGCAAAAATTACTTGACATTGCGACCCCGCGCGCGGCCCCCCGGAATTCATTTGTGTAATTTTTCGACCATTTAGGGTAAAAAGTTCTTGACTTCTTGGCCAGTTTTAAGTATAATATCTTTTCAAATTAAGGAGAATACCATGCGAATAAAATACAAAGTCAAAGCTACTCGTGGTTGGTCACCGTCAAGACGCGCGGTGGTCAGAGAGATGGTTGAGTGGTGTACTATTGTATACCAAATGAATTGGGAAATCTATGGTAAACTTACTATAAAACTAATGGACATGCCAGAAGTATTCGGTGATGCTATTAAATTGGGCGATAATCGCTATCAAGTACGCTTATCTGCGACTCACAATAGTGATTGGACGACTGATTCTTTGATTGCTACAATAGCGCACGAATTACGTCACGTCTATCAGATGATACACTTCGGCTTTGATAACGAAAGTGGCACTACTTACTGGAAAGGCGACGAGTACGATACTGATACTGCTGAAGACTGGCACTCATACGAGAATACGCCTTGGGAAAAGGATGCTATTCACTGGGAGAAAAAACTTGCAGATATTTGGACTAACATGCAAAAAAGTTCTTGACATTTTAGCTAAAAACCTGTAAAATATATTTTAAGAAATCGAGGTACAACCAACTAATTTCGGGAGAAAATTATGAATGCAACTGCTGTAAAATCAGGTAACTACCCTCAAGACGTCATAGACACTATGGTTTCTGAGTACACCACTAACCCTACTCGCGCTACTGTCGCTGCTCTCGCTGAGCAATTTAACAAGACTGAGCGTTCTGTCATCGCTAAGCTATCTTCTTTAGAAGTTTACGTTGCACAGCCTAAGCCTACCAAGCGTCCTCCTCAGGTGCGTAAGGCAGACTTCGTATCTCAAATCGAGAGTGCTTTAGAGATGGAACTTCCTTCTTTGAGCAAAGCTGGATTTGGTGATTTAGAGAAAATTGCTGGTGCTTTGAACAGCTAAGAGTAATCGGGGGCTTTTGCCCCCTCTTTTCGTAGGGTGTTCGTAGGCATAATAGAAGCTTCGGCTCTATAAAGATAAGAACTTAATTGAGAGTGAAGAAAAACCCTTAACTCTCAGCCCTATTTTCAGGAGAAAACTATGTTATGGGAATATAATAAAATTAAAGACAAGTATGGAACTTCTATAGCTGGTCTTGTGCGTGCTTTTGACGGACGTTTAGGAGTTGGCTTAGGTGCTGAAGATCCTGTAGATAATCAGGGTGTCCAGTACTGGTTTTATCATGTACACGTTAATCTTGGCAAACAGATGATAACGCGTGATTCCTTAGTAGTGCTTCTAGGAAAGTATTTTGACAAAACTGATTATTGTCAGCATACGCACGATTGCTGCGGTTGTTGGTATCGAGCGAATGTATCAGTAGCAAACCCACATAGTAAAGAGGGAATAAGCTACTGGGTGATAGATCAATGGAATCAAAAGATATGAACTATCAGAAAGATAAGTTAAGATTCGAAGAAAAGAAACTAATAGATCAAGCGACAGAAATTGAAGAACAACAAAAAAGAATTAAAGAACTGGAGTCAAAAAAGATGGCAAAGTATAGAGAAATTAAAGTAACAGTTGTAGCGATGGACAATAAAGAGGATGATCTACAAGGTTGGCTATATGAAGCTATAACTGCTGCCTTAGTAACCACAGAAGGTGAGAGAATTACTTCTTTTGAAATTGGACAACCATTTGAAAAATAGTTCTTGACTTATGCTGGTTAGTAGTGATATAATATCTTTTCAAAATTAGGATAAAACCCGTCATATTTACACAAGACGGTAGTCCGTACCCTTCAGCGGACTCTAAAGTGTATGGCGAAGGGGGTCTTGAGAACGACCGTG